ATGAACAAAGGTGAAATCAGGGCGCACTTCCTGGCCCTACTCAATAGGACGGACTGTAGCAATACCCTGGCTGATACTTTTATTAACCAAGCTATTGCCCGTATAGAACGCACTCTGCGTATACCTCCGATGGAAAAAACAAACACATATAATATAACTGGTTCTACTTCATTTCTAACAGTACCTAATGATTTCTTGGAGATTACTGATTTTTACTATGACAGTACAAACCTATCTCGAGTGCCACTGGCTAAGTTAATTGAGATGTCTCAATCTGGTGCAGTTGGAAAACCAGAGGTTTTTGCTCGAGAGGGCGAAGTTATGAAGATATACCCATATCCTACCAGCGGCACTGTGACTATGAATTACTATGCTTCTTTTCCAGACATGACACAGGACAGTGACGAGAATGATCTGGCACTTATTGGCTCAGATCTTATAGCCTATGGCGCTCTAAGTTACGCCAGCGACTACTTCTTAGATGAACGTGGTCAGTTGTTTGAAGGCAAGTTTGTTCAGTTTATGGCTGAAGTACAAGAGCAAGCAAACGACGCTGAAACCAGTGGAACGGTACAAGCAATGCAACCTGTAGCTTTATACATTGAAAGTTAAAACATATGCCTAAGTCTTCATTTTACTCTGGTACTGGTCTGACCAATAACGACCAGAATGCAATCGATGGCGCAAAGAACGCAGCTGAGGCTGCAAAAGAAGCAGCGGAAACAGCCCAGGGTTTAGCCGAAGACGCGCGAGACATTGCTCAAGCATCTGGCAATAGTGCTCAGGCATCTGCCAATAGTGCTCAGGCATCTGTCAGTAGTATTTCTGGATCAGTTGGTACAGCAACAACAGCTGCCCAGGATGCGGTTGATGCTCGAGACTTAGCAGAGCAATATAGAGACCAAGCACAGTCAGCTAGGAGTGACGCAATCTCCTCAGAGGCTGGCGCTGGTAATGCTCAGGCAGCGTCTGAGAGTGCAAGAGATTTAACACAAGGGTATCGAGATGATACTCTGTCATATAAGAATGCAAGCCAAACTAACTTAGAGAGTTTTCAATCTATCTACATAGGATCAAGCTCAACCAATCCAAGCACTGATGGCAATGGTAATGCGTTAACGGCTGGAGACATGTACTTAAATACGGGTAATAATTATTTAAATATCCACGACGGGACCAACTGGTTTCCAGTAAACGCACCAGTGACAACAAGTACAAATGGCTACATGATTGCCGCCGATAAGACTAAACTTGATGGTCTTACACCTGGTGGAGAACCTACAAACGCTACAACTGTTGAATCAGCTGGTGCTTTAATGGACAGCGAGTTAACAGATGAAACTTCAGTAAAAGCAATCAACCAGGGATTAGCTACAACTGACAATGTCACTTTCAACTCGTCTACAATAACAACTTACAATGATTTTACACCTGTATCTGGTGCTAACCCGTCTGCCCAGGAAGGTCGCATATTCTACGACGACGATTTGAAAACGCTTGCATATTACTCTGATGTATCTGGTGTTACTCATGAGATTGGCATTGAAGAACACCAGCGCGTTTACAACGACACAGGCTCGACGATACCTAAGGGTGCACCACTTTTCTTTCAGTCTAACTACGTGTCTGGGACAATTGATGTTCCTAAGGTTGGCCTCGCAGATGCTACAAGTCAGGCTGCATATAACGCCCAGGGATTAGCAGCGGCTGATATTGCTGATGGCGCATACGGATACTGTATTATAGCTGGACAGCTGCACGGGGTCGATACATCTAGCTTATTCTCTGGAACTAACTTCTTTGTTGGACTAACACCTGGCACCTGGCAAAACCAATCGCCTCTATATCCAAACTACCCGATGTGTCTCGGGTGGGTTGTCAAATCGCATGCGACTGATGGTATCCTCCTGGTCAACCAACAAAACCACTCAGTGAATAGTTTTAGAGTTCAGACTTCAGCCCACATCGGTAATAACCTACAGGTCGATGGTAACCTTACAGTGCTCGGGACGACCACATCTGTTTCTACGGCAGACGTTACGGCTGGTGCTCCTTTCTATAGAGCTAATGAGGGTGATGCGATTGGTGAGGCTGGTACTACTTTCACAGGCACTGGTTTAGACGATGCATTCTTTGCTGGTCACTTTACTGGGACAGCGCCAACAACATATTATGTTAAAATCGATAGTGTAGGAACGCCCGATACATTTGCTGTCTCTGTTGATAACTTTGCAACTACCGTTGTTACAAATGTTGCAATCACTGGATCTGAGCAGCTAATACATAGTGCAGATAACATCTCAGTTACTTTTGGTTCCACTACAGGCCACACTTTGAATGACGTCTGGACAGGCACAGCAAGCCCAATAAATGTCGACAGTGGGTTCTTCACTAACTTTAACACTGGTGGCTCTGGTACAGGCTATACGCACACAGGTTTCTTCTATGATGCATCAGAAGCTAAGTGGACAATCTTAAGTGAATATGACCCCGTGCCAGCTGGAGCCATCGACCTAGCTGACGCAAGTGCTACTTTAGGTACAATTAAAGCTGGAACATTCGAGGGTGACCTCAACGGAAACATTCCAAATGCTGTAACTATCGACGGTAACATAACTGCTAATTCAACATCTTCATTTAACGACGATGTATCTATGTTAAGTACCTCCACTAAAAACAATGAAATCACTATAAGGGCAGCTACTGGGCAAAACTATTTTAGTGCAAATCACGGCGGTATTAATTTAGGGCAAGGCCATATCACTTTTAGCAGCGCTTTGATACAGCCCGGTCAGAACCTAGGAGATCCTAGCACACTTGCTGGTCACAACCATTTAGATTTATTTGACACAAAGCTTAGTCAGCGACAAGTATCTTCCCAAGAATTTAGAGCAAGAGCTACTGCTGGATACGAGCTTGATTTTGCTGGTTGGGCATATACTACCAAGATACAAGCAAACGAAAACGTATCACAACAAAGCATCATCAAAACGCCAGCTGATCACTCAGGTACAATTCAAACGCAAGGTCGCAGCATAGCGATGTCTCTAATCTTAGGATAATTAAAAATGACAGCACCCAATATGGTCAATATTACCTCAATGGTAGGTAAATCACTTTGCGCTGTAGTTCCTGTTTCATTAGGAACTCTTTTAGCAAACGCAGCAAGCAGTAACAAAGTTCTTAAGGTAAATACATTAATTATAACTAACGTAGATGGCACATCTGGTTCTGATGTTAGTGTCCAACATAATGACGCTAATGGTCAGTCCAATTATCTAGCTTACCAAATTACAGTACCAGCAAAAACAAACCTTGTGCTCATTTCTAAAGATACATCTTTATACCTTGAGGAGGGTGCAGACTTAAAAATCATGAGTAGTACATCACTCGATCTAGCTGCACACGTTAGTTACGAAGAGATTGAATAGAAAGGGCTAGAATATGTCCTACAACAATCGTTTTTACAATGGACTTATAGGTAATTCTCTTGCTAGACCCGAAGGTGCATCTGGTGTGAGAGGTATAAGAAACCCACACATACTTAGTCCAATTGGAGAGCTTTGGTGGCAAGAAGCTGGCTCTAGCACTGAGTATGTTTTCTATCCAGATAGCGATTGGCTCTTAGGAGGTGTCTGGAACGTAAGCATCGTAGCTATTGGGGCTGGCGGTGGGGGATCAGGCTCGACGAGCTCAAATAATGGCACCTCAGGGGGCGGTGGAAACGGGGGTAACCTCCATTACATCAACAACTTATCTTTAAATCCCACGCATCAATATAAACTAAAAGTTGGCACTGGTGGCTACGGCGGGCTTCTACAGCAACAAGGTGGCACTGGCGGTGATACGTATTTGTATGACATGACAGACTTTTCTTACGTAATATTAGCCTACGGCGGCAGACGGGGCAGATATGCAAGCACTAGCGCTAATAGTTCTAACTCAAGTCAAGCAACAGCAATGAGCACTTACAGCTTTGGTGGAACAGGTTATTCGGGTGGCCTCGGTGGACGAGGTTCGTCTGGAAATGCTGGAGGCGGCGGTGGTGGGTCGGCTGGCTACGCTGGAAATGGGGGAAATGGTGGCTACTATTCTAGCAACAATGTTAATGCTACAGCTGGCTCTGGCGGCGGTGGCTCAGGTGCTAAAGCTACAAACAGCCTTAATGCTAACCTTCAATATGGTGGTGGCGGTACGATGCCATTTGGTCGAGGATCAAACGGCGCGTTTCCTGGTTCTGGTACAAACGCTGATGGTAATCCTGGTTCTAGAGACACACAAACTGATATTACATTTTATAATGGGTCTACATCTTCCATGTCTTCACAAGTTGCAAAACGATTTGGGGGTGGTGGCTCAGGTTCAGAAGATGACTCAGCTGGGCGCGGCGGTCCAGGCACACAGGGTGCTATTAGAATCATTTGGGGCAAAGACAGATATTTCCCTACCACTAACGTGACACAGGATATGTCAGAAGGAAATATAACTTATCCAGTCCCTTAAATAAAAAGGTTTTTGCATATGAGACGTAACACAGGTTTTGTAACATCAGAGCTTGCAGAACCACCTACTTTGAATGCAACAAGTGACGGTGTCTACGAACTAACAGACCAATACTATCACGCTACCAATGAAGAATGGCCTGTGCCACCAGCGCTCCGAACAATGTCATCAAATTCAAACTCTTTCTTGGGAAGCTTGTATGTGACAGCAACTACACACAGAACTACAAGTGATGCACCTATAGCTCCTGGTGGGGTTGTTCCCACCTTAACCTTTTATCAAAACCTCTTTCAGACACACACTTTAACAATCCAAGGCATAGACAGTGATCTTTATATAAAGGTTGTGCTCGGGACAGACTTTCAAGCTCTATTTGATTTACAGGGTAGCTGGTCAAACATTGTAAACTATTCAACAAATATGCCGTCTAATACAAGTGCTTCAATGGAGACAACATTACCTAAAGAAGCAATACCAATGGCAGACTCTAACGGTGTGTCTTTGACTGTCTATAATTTAATGTGGCAAATTAAGTTTATACATATAGGCACTTCTGATTTACCGTTTGACATTGAGATCTATAACAGCGCAGCCAGGACAGCTGATGATCTATTGTTCACAATTCCATGTCTTCTTAAGGCAATCGATGTGCAGCCAGTTACAATCTCAGGCGGCACAGGACAAAACAATGCAAACAGTGAACCAATCTTCAATGAGGGTCAGACTGCTACGTTTTCATTTACTATAAATAACCTAGGTAAATTATTGGGTAATAGTTCAACTGATGTGAACATATACAGCTGGTTAAACGCTACAACTGACACTGTAGACGATTTTGATGCCACTGTTGATGGTGCATCAATGACAGCTACCTTGCCAACTGGTGCCCAATACCCTCGCATTTCTTACTCTGTTGACATACCAATAAAGTCTGACTTGCTGACAGAAAACACCGAAAAGTTTGAGTGGATAACTAGGATTAGTTATTTAGATTACTTCCAATTAACTAACCAGTGGGCGATAAGCGTAACTAACTCTATATTTGACGGTGTCACACCAGCTGGTAACACAGACGGTGTCTTTGCGATTGAGATCTCTGATACATCAACAACATTACCTGGAGTAGGCAGTGGTCTTACTGCTACGTCCCCCACTTCGATTACTGAGGGAAGCACTTACACATTAACAATTACGGATACGACTAACAGTTCAAACACAGGCGACTTCTATTATTCTGTCATAGGTAACGGCGGTTTAAGCAGCGCAGATTTAAGTATCAACACAAGTACCTTTTATGGCCCTGTGCAGATGACCAATGGGACTGTTAGTATTTCATTTGATGTCAACACAGATACGACATCCCCAGAAACTGGAGAAAGCTTTACAGTTTACGTGTCACACAGCGATTCAAACGCTATACCATTCTTTAATACGACCTGTACGGTTACTGACGTACCATCTCCTACCATAGACCAGCATTTAATCCCAGCCAATTTGGATGTGCTATACACAAATACGAGCAGTGACAATACAGGTAATTATGATGTGTATAGTTTTCCTGTTAGTTCTGGGTTAGCAGTAAACTCAAGTAAGCGTATTTACATTGGAGTAAAGGTTAGAACCAGTACGACATTTTACAACGATGTCTGTATTGCGGCTGTGCAGCATTTGAATAGCTCTGGCACTGTTATAAATACTTGGGCGTGGACCTCTGGTAACAGTGATTTAGGTTGGCAAACAACCACAGCTTATTCGGGTAATGGGTATAGCAATGAGTATCCAAGTAGCGGTTCATATCCACAGCTGGCTCTTGTAGAAATTATGTCATACAGTAATTCTCTCAACACAACCGCGACAGGTGTAGATGGCTTTACACTGGCATCGGCTACAGGATCATCTCAAACTGGAATGGCTGGGGGAGTTACACAAACAGCATCCACAGTGCCTTACACTGTTGGATCGCTGACGGAACCACAAACTAATAGTAATTATTATGCTTATCGAGAAACTTCTGGCTCAACACGGTATTCATTTGCATTTCTCCGAACTGCATCTGCCCAAACATTTAATCCAGGTGATGAAATTAGAGTAGTAGCTAAGTTTGTTACGCGATCTACGATGCAAGGTAGTTTTAATCACGACGATATTCTTTATGTAGGAATTTATTAAATGGCTGATATATCACCAACTCCTTCCTCCGACAGTTGGCATCTGTCTAAGTCTGTGCCTATTACCCTAATCTTCGGTCTACTAGTGCAAGCTGGTGCAATCGTCTGGACGGTCTCGATGATGATTGGCGACATACAGGACAACAAAGATGATCTCATTGCAGTCCAGGCGCGTCTCGCGAGAGTAGAGGACGCTGTACATAACCAGGCTGTATCGATGGCTCGTATAGATGAAAACATCAAAGCCATACGTCAGGCAGTCGAGCGCATGATGGAACGCCAACAGAATGCGTCATACGAACCACCAAATTAACACACACACACAACAGTAACACCTAAGGAGAGCAGTTCTTAGGAGACAACTAATGTTAGCAGAACTCGCTGCCTTTAACGCTGGCTTTGCTATCGTGAAATCTACGGTCTCAGCTGGGCGTGATATAGCCTCGGCGGCGTCTGGCATTTCCAAAATGGTGGAAAACAAAGACGCAATGCATAAGCGTCTACAAAAGAAGAAGAACAGCATCTTCTCGCCTGGCGTAGAGTCAGACCTCGAAGAGTTCATGGCATTGGAACAGATGAAGGAAGCCGAGGCTCAACTCAAGCAAATTATGATTTACACAGGCCGTCCAGGGCTTCACGGCGACTTCCTTAAGTTCTGCGCTGACGCACGTAAGGCACGTAAGGAAGCTGAAAGAAAAGCCCAGGCAGAACGCGAAGAGATGATCGAAACGATCACAGTGGTAGCTGGCGTCGGATTAGGCGTCACAGCTGCAATTGGCGCAATCATAGGTCTCGTTTGGTACTTCAAAGGATTTTAAAACATGTGGGTACTTTTGTGGCTCCAGCTGACAGTCGTTGACGACTTCAATCATTATCACATTTCGACCTGGTTAAACGAACAGGCATGTAATGCAGCCAAGGCTGAAGCAGAGATCCTGGTGACTAAAAGCAATACCAAGGTCGTCTGCGTTCACATCAAGAAATAGCAAATAGGACACCAAGAGATGGTAAAAGTAACCGCTCGATTTATCGACGACCTAAAGATCCTCCCCAGGCTCATGATGGCCCTGGTAACTCTTCTTACCTACCAATCAGTCCACTGGTTTATGTCGATCCCAAGTGACGAAGTAAACGCATACCAGGCTGGCTTAGTGTCCGTCTGTATGGGCGCTCTTACTGGCTGCTTTGCCGTTTGGATGGGCAAAGAGACTAAAACGACAACAGTAACTCCAGGCAAGGTGGTCCATGAACAAAGCTACAATAGCGGCACTAGCGGTAAGTAGTGCATTCGTCCTGGCATCATGCACCCCTTTAACCTGGATACCCGGGATAGGCGGCGGTGGAAACAGCGGCCCATCCTTTACAGCTGTCGGGACCCAGATGGCAGCTGAGGCCAACCAACAGATCGTAGCGTCCCAAAGCAACTTACGAAGCGAAGGTGGCGACATCGAGGTCCACGAGCTCGAGGACACCGTCACCACAAGGGACGTCGACAGCATCCGCATCCTTAATCAGGACATACCGCCGTGGGTAATCATAGCTCTAATCCTGGGTTGGTTAGCGCCGAGCCCTAGCGAGATGGGCAGAGGCCTAATGAGTTTATTTACCACAAGCAGAAGGAGAGCCTAATCATGGAGATGTGGCAATGGACCATGCTGTTTACAGCCGTCCTAATTAACACCGCCGTAAACGTCTGGCGACTTTACGACTACCAAAGGAGAAACAAGAGATGAGCTTTAAGTTAGGCAAAAGAAGTATCGAGCGCCTCGAGGGTGTCGACCCTAAGTTAGTCGCTGTCGTTAATTCGGCTATCGGGCGCAGTAAACAGGACTTCAGCGTGATTTGTGGTCTTAGGACCCGAGAGCAGCAAGAGAAGCTCGTGAAGTCTGGAGCATCACAGACGATGGCGTCTAAACACATCGATGGTCTAGCCGTCGATCTTATGGCCTGGGACTCTAATGCAGAACCCCAGGGGCGATGGGAGCTTAACCTGTACGACGAGATAGCCGACGCTATGGCATCAGCTGCTCGAGATTGTGGTGTCGACATATGCTGGGGAGCCGCCTGGGCAACCGAGTCCATGCCTTTCCCAATGAACATCAGACATTGGAACGGATCGATGGAAGACGCTATGAATGCATATGTGGACCTCAGACGCTCTCAGAATCGGCGCCCTTTTTTAGACTGTCCCCACTACGAGCTTATCGGGGGATGAAGACATTTCTTTTAGTGTTCTCGATGTGGGGCTACGACGGTCTAGATTGGCAGTTCATAGGCAATCAGTACGTCTACAGCAAACCTATGACCGAAGAGCAGTGCTCAACCATTGCTGACCAAGACAGCTGGTTTGCGTATGAAAGCAACCCATTTTACAAGATTGCCGCGAGGTGTATGCCAACCGATGCAAGTCAAACATAAGCAACAAAAAGAGAGAAATATGAGATATATCATACTATGCATAGTAGCAGCTGCATTTACTGCTAGTTGCTCAACTAAAAATGACGTAGCCATGAACGAGGCGTATCAAAAGTACAATAGCCATGCAGAATGGAAACGTATGGATACGATTGCTCAAATAGCGGCACAACCTGACGGTGGAGTTGTAGCCGCTGCTTTGCTTATGCAAGGCGGCAATGCTTCTGGAGCTATCACTGCTCAACCACAATCCACTGGTGACAAGGTATTAAACACAGTAGCTGCTCTATCTCCAACCGTCATTGGCTTAGGACAGATTGCAGCTACTGTTGATGGCAATAGAACAAACAAAGAAATAGCAGTCGTTCAGTCTGACAATAGTACTAAGGTAGCAATAGATACGAATGATACAATGTCAGAACTAGCTACGGTCAGCATAGTTAAGCCAGAGTTTCAGCTAGTCGAACCTAAGGTCTATTGCGTTTTTGACGGAACTTCAGCTTGTCAGTAAATACAACAGAAAACACAGGTCTAATGCGATCTGTGTTTTTTCTAAATGACGGCTATTGCAATTCTGGAGCAGATTCACTATATGTAATGTATAAGGTTGACAATCAGTCAGACGGTGGACGCAGCGGAATCATAATCCGCGTGTCGGGGGTTCAAGTCCCTCCTCCGCTACCACCGAAGTCAGATCAGATTGTTAGCCTTCTAGAAACTAGGAGGAGACTATCAGATGACTACACTTTCAGAACAACTGTCGGACGCAATGTCCATCATTTTGCAAACCGCAGCACGTCGTAGCGACAGCAAGGTTTACCCATTTCCATTTGCTGACGACAAGAAAAACACCAAAGCTCTTAACCAGCTGCTCAGACGCAAGATGATCAAGCGTGTTTTGGTCAGTGGCATTGCCCCATATCACAAACAAGTGCGTAACGTCGGCTGCGTAAACTACGAGATTACGGCTGATGGCTACGACGCCATCCACTGGAGTTAAGGAGAGAAAACTAATGGCAAGAGCACCAATACATAAGATTTACCAAGGCTCTAATTATCTTGGAAGTGTTAAGGATTTTATTCATGCAGTTGTACTCTGCGATTGGATTGAAAATAGCAGAACAGAAGTAACTGAACCACACCCACAGATTCGCATCGGTCACAGAAGAATACACATTGTGTGGGACTTAGGTAAAGCCGAATGCCAAGAACTTCGTTTTAACGGTGTAACCAATTATGATTTTGCCGAAGCGTACTACGAGGCTGGCAGATGATTGGTGACATCGTCGGCGCACTGAGCCTGGTGCTCATTACATATTGTTTACTTCTGGGCGCACATGCTCTGGGGTAACACCTTTTATTAATATTATCATTACTACAACTAACTATCTCGTGGAGGAGAAAACTATGGAACTAAGATCATTTGTTAATAAAGAAGCACACAGACTTTGGGAAGGGAGACACCTTAGTCAATCACATAATAAGTTAATTCGTTTTTGTGACTACAAAGACTTTGGACGTCGTCCTATCCAAATGTTTGGCTTGGGTGACATATATGACTTCTTAGACCACCTAAGCAGCCAGGGATTAACTGACAATACATTAAATCATTATTCAGCGGCACTTAGTGTTATCTTTAATCATGCCGTTGATCTAGGCTCGTTAGAAGCTGCACCTAAAATTAAGTGGAAAAAGGTTAAATCAGGTCGCCCAAGGTATATGACCCGAGAAGAAATCACTGGTCTCTTTTCGTTTTTAGGGTCTCACAAACATTGGTGGATGCGCCACTTTGTTACTATTGGTCTATACACAGGGATGCGCCTGGGAGAGATCCTAAGCATCACTGACAACCACATTGTAAAGACAGAGGAGGGTACCTGGATACACCTTTTAGAGACCAAAAACGGCGACGAGCGGTGGGTGCCAGCAAACGAAAAGGTCATTGAGGCATTATTTGCATTAGACAACAGGCCAAACAAGTTCTTTCACAGGCACGACTTCTATAAAACCTGGGATCAGGCCCGGTGTAGAATTGCCAGAAATGATAAGCATTTTGTCTTTCACACGTTAAGACATACAGCTGCAACTAACATGGCAAACGACCTACAGGTCAACACATTAATCATTGGTAAGCTTCTGGGGCATAGAAACGTCCAGACAACCATGAAGTATGTCCATGTAAAACCAACAGAATTACAGTCGATAGCAAGGAAAATGCAACATGGCGACGGGGCTTAGGCCCCTCTTTTTTACTTAGAGAAAGGACTAAAATGGGCTAAAATAAAACTAAATGATATCAGATACTTAAATTAGGGACCCCTTTAGAAAGAAATACTCGGGAGGTATACTGGAGCATGAAGAGACCAACAACTGCACATGAGATGCAGAACGAAAACAATATGATCCTACGAGGTCAAGAGCGTTATAACAAAAGAAACAGTAGCATATCAGGAAGCCAACAGGAGATACCACACCAAGAACTACGCAAAGTACTACCAGCGGTATCAGGCAGATTAGCTACAGTAATAGCAGAAGAACAAACTGGCGTAGGTCGACCAAAGGCTTGGGCTGAAGTTCTCACAGGCTTAGACACAGACATCATAGCGTACATAGGTTTAAACGCCATGTATGACACAGTCGTCAGATTAAACACCCTGACCCAATGTATGCTGTCGATAGGCAGCAAGATTAATCAGGAGATCTGGGCTCAAGGACTAAAGAGTTACGACAAGGATCTCTTTAAGCGTCTTGAAAAACAGGTAACCAGGGATCACTCTAGTGAACGCTACAGGTCTAAAGCCATGCGTATTATTGCATCCAAAGAGGGATACAAAGGAGACACCTGGGATAAGCAGACGAAGGTCCATGTGGCTGCACCAGTGGTCAATAGTATTCTTGAAGTTAGTAATATCTTCGACATTTATGAAACCAATGATGGCTCTAAGACAAAGAGGTACATTGGTCTTACTAAAGAAGCAGAGAAGCTAATCGAAGATCGTAAACTAGAGGCTTCTTGGGCAAGCCCCATGTATGGTCCAATGATCGTGTCGCCCAACAAATGGACGTCGTTCGACACAGGTGCATACCTGGACCCAATGGTTGCTGCTAATGTTAAACTGGTGAGGTCACATACAGCTGCTCAAGCAAGGATCATTAGAAGCCACTTTAGGGATGGTGAGATACCACCATATGTCGAAGCTCTTAATGCAGTCCAAGAGACGCCACTAAAGATCAACAAAGACATACTAGAGGTTGTCGAGTGGGCTATACAAACAAACCAGGTCTTCTCAAAGTTTCCTGAGGTAAAGCCACCTAAGATACCGACGATGCCTGATGAGGATGCTAAAGTCAGTGACGACTACAGACGTCAGATTAGGGCCGACAGAAAAGATTGGTGGACTAAGAAACGAGAATGTGTCGCCAACCTAGCCGTCATAGACTCAGATCTGAGGACAGCTAAAGAAATGGCAGACTACGATCAGTTCTTCTTGCCTTGGTCGTTTGACTTCAGAGGTCGAATGTACCCTGTGTCTCATTTTAACTACCACAGGGACGACCACGTAAAAGCTATGTTCTTGTTTGCTCGAGGTAAGAAGCTCAGTGCAGACAGCGAAGGGTGGCTCTACATTCACCTGGCGAACACTGGTGACTTCGATAAGATTTCTAAGAAGTCACTTAATGAGCGCATAGGTTGGGTCGAAGATAATCACGACAAGATCATATCAGTAGCAGAAGACTACAAGTCCACCTTCGACTATTGGTCGACAGCTGACAAACCCTTTCAGTTCCTGGCAGCATGTCTTGAATACAAAAAGCTTAAAGACCAGGGCCTAAATAAGTACGTCTGTTATATGCCAATATCTTTAGATGGCACTAACAGCGGCGTACAGCATTATGCAGCTGCTCTGAGGTCTAAGGAAGACGGACACATGGTTAACCTGGTGCCTGACGATAAGTGCCAGGACGTCTATCAGGTCGTCGCCAACGAAGTGAAACGCCGTCTAACTGAGGATGGATCTGAAGAGGCCCAGCGCTGGCTAGAGTTTGGCGTAGGTAGATCTGAAGTAAAAAGAAACGTGATGACCTACGGCTACTCCAGCGTCGAGAGAGGCTTCGGAGACCAGCTGATAGATGATCTAATGATACCCCTTCGTAAATCTGTAGCTTATGGTCAGATACCAGAGCACCCTTTTGGGGACAAACGTGAACAGGAACGGATGGCTCGATGGTTGGCTAAGGTTAACTACGAGAGCGTACAGTCTGTCATAAAGTCCGTCAGCAAAGGTATGGAGTTTCTACAGGCGTACAGTCACAAGTTAGCTAGTGAGGGTAAGCCAGTACATTGGACGTCTCCCAGTGGCTTCCCAGTGGTTCAGAGATACACTAAGTTTGTAGGTAAGCGAGTAAAGATATTCCTATATGATCGAGAACTTAAGAAGCTCAAGCAATCGAGGGTCAATATCCTTATTGAGGACAACTTTAGTCACGATAAGCGCAAAGCTAGTTCTGGTATTGCACCGAACTTTGTTCATGGGCTTGATGCAAGTCACATGCATCTTAGTGTGCTTTTAGCTAAAGATAATTCTATTGAGGACTTCTTTTTGATACATGACTCGTTTGGCACCACTTGTGATCAAACCTGGCTATTTTACGATTGTATCAGAATAGCTTTCGTAAACATGTACAAAGACCAATGTGTGTTTGAGAACTTTGAGAACGAAGTCAGAGACCAACTCGAAAACCCAGCCGAGGATTTACCAGCTGTACCAGCCAAAGGTGACCTCGACATCGAGGGCGTTTTAGAGAGCGAATACTGCTTCTCATAATTAGGGACCCCTTAAGAAAGAAGAAAGGAAAAACCAATGCACCCTCGAGAGAAGATCTTGGGGATGATGAAGCTATGTGAACAACATCAGCAACCCATTCCCCAGGACTTACGTGACCAAGCAAAACGCTGGAAAGTCGAAGTTCCTGGCGATGTAACCAACCTAGAAAACTATAAGCAGACTAAAACCAAGGAGAAAACTGCTAATGACTAAAGACAAGTTCTTTAAATTTACTAGTGATGAAATCAATATGATTCATTACATTTTATTAGGCTTTGAGCCTAACGATCACGACCTTAACAAAGAGCAAATCAAAGTTGCTGAAGAGTTATATAAAAAGGTTTCTAACCTAGCACATAACTTCGGCGATTATGATGAAAGCTTTCAGAAGAAAATGGGGTACGAAGGAGAGTTAGTATGAGTAAAGTTAAATTTAGAACCCCCAGCGGTTCTGCAATCTACCCCTGGCTACAACCTGGACGTCCTGACACGGCGTTTGATGCGGAGGGTAAATACAAAGTCCAACTTAAGATGGATGCTAAAACTGCACAAGATTTGATTGATAAGATCAAAGAAGTAAAAGTTGAAGCTTTTGGTGCTAAAGGTGAGTGCCATATGCCTTTCTCGACAGATGAAGAAACAGGCGAGATTATCTTTAAATTACAATCGAAGTATCAACCGAAATACGTTGATGCGTCTGGTAATCCAATTCCTGAGGACAAAGTACCCAGCATGTTTGGGGGAAGTACTTTGAAGGCATCTGGAATATTAGATCCTTACAACAAAAACGGCAAAGGCGTCAGTATGCGCTTAGGCGCAATTCAGATTATCAACCCAGTCTCTGGCTCGGGTGGAGACGCTGAGTTTGACGCCGTGGAGGGGTACACCGTTACAGACGGAGACTCTGATCATGGCTTTGAGAAAGTCACACAGGAAGAAGCGCACGACTACTAGCGCCGCTAGACGACGTGCAATTAGCAAGGGGTATCGATCAGGGCTGGAGGACACAACAGCAACATGCATAGCGAAAGCTGGCTGCGTTGTTTTGTTTGAAACCGACAAGATTAATTATGTCGTCCCATCGAGGGACGCTAAGTATACCCCAGATTTCAAGCTGCCAAAGAAGGGCGGCTTTTTTTATGTCGAGACTAAGGGCATTTGGTCAGTTCAAGATCGTCAAAAGCATCTACTGATCAAAGAGCAACATCCCGACATCGATATACGCTTTGTTTTCTCTAACCAGAACGCAAAGTTGTACAAGGGTTCACCAACTACATATGCGGCTTACTGCGAAAAACACGGGTTCCAGTATGCACATAAGGTGATCCCTGACGATTGGCTTGCAGAGGCCAAACAGGAGAGCAAAAGGGCGGCTTAAGTGTCGCCCTTTTTTATTTGTAGAACTTTAAGGAGACGACCAGATGACTTCCAAGGATAGCAAAAAGAAGCACGAACCGACACCACCAACTAAAGAGATGCGAACTGAAATCTATAAGATGCTAGAAGTATGTTATGACCGTAAAAAGCTAATGTACGCTGGCAATGACACAGACCAGACTATTGCTAAAGAATTAGGAATAAAAACATGGGGCTGGGTTAAAGAAGTTCGAGAAGGTTTCTTTGGCCCTGAGCGTAATGAAGCCGAGGAAATCGATACCGCTAAAGTTAGCGATTGGCTTAAAAAGGCAGACAGCCAGGTTGAGCAGATCCAGATTTCATTGGGTCTACTGGAGACAAGTCGCAAGGAAGCTAAAGCACTTTTGATTAAGCTTAAGGGCCTCGTAGATAAAAGGGCAGCTTGAGATGGAGAACCAGGAGAGCGAGTTTGTAAGGCACATAGAGTGCGAGGAGTGTGGAAGCCGAGATAACGCCGCCGAATACACAGATGGTCATACCTACTGTTTCGGCTGCGCGGCTTATCAGCATGGTGATGGTGTCGATGCCCCTAAACGGGTGTCGACCATCAAAAGCGTTCAGCTGATACCAGGCGAATACAAACACCTGGCAAAGCGTAAGCTTAACGAGCAGACGTGTCGTAAGTTTGGCTACCAGATTGGACAATACAATGGTGAGACAGTCCACCTGGCAACCTACAGAAATAACAAAGGGCAAGCAGTTGCCCAGAAGATAAGGACCCGAGACAAGAAGTTCAGCATATATGGCGATGCAAAAGCTATGACCCTCTTTGGATCACACCTGTGGTCTAACGGTAAGAAGCTGGTTGTGTGCGAAGGCGAAATCGACGCCATGACTGTGTCATATATCCAGGGGCATCGTTGGCCCACAGTTTCCGTTCCAAATGGAGCACAGAGCGCCAAGAAAGCACTGATTAATAATTATGAATACTTAGAAGGTTTCGACGAGATAGTTCTTCTGTTTGACGACGATGAGGCAGGACGTCAGGCTCAAATAGAGTGTGCAGAAGTACTCCCCGTTGGTAAAGTTAAGTTAGCGTCAATGGCTCCATACAAGGACCCTAACGAAGCTTTACTTTCGGGGGAACCAAAAGCCGTTATACAAGCTATCTTCCAGGCTCGAGAATATCGACCTGACGGGATAGTCACAGCGGCTGACCTTCGCTCCGTAATTGGTCTCGCTGATGCTGTGTCGGCGATTAGTTACCCGTATGTACTGCTCAATGATATTACTAAGGGCCTACGCGCTGGTAGCCTGGTGACAATTGCAGCTGGGAGTGGGGTCGGCAAGTCGACCTTCGTCCGAGAGATTGCATATAGGGTTCACATGGATGGCTTCCCAGTTGGGATGCTCATGCTCGAGGAAACAACTAAGCGTACCGTCGAGGGCTTGGTGGGCATACACCTCAACAAGAATATAACAGTCGACCCAGAGCAAACTACCCGAGAAGAAGTGCTCGATGGTTTTGATGAGCTAACCAAAGACCAACAGTTCTACTTGTTCGACCATTTTGGATCGACAGATATGCTCACCATTACCAACCGTATTCGTTACATGGTCAAAGGTCTTGGCTGTAAGGTCGTCGTGTTAGATCACATATCGCTCCTGGTCAGCGGTTTAACTAGCCAGGTGTCAGACGAAAGACGACTAATAGACGACATAATGACTAAGCTTAGAGTTTTAGTTCAAGAGCTAGACATCTGTCTTTTGGTTGTCAGTCACTTAAGACGTCCACAGGGCGAGGTAGGCCACGAAGGCGGTGCCAAGGTGTCCCTAAGTCAACTACGTGGATCGCATGCCATAGCGCAGCTGGCAGACACTTGTATAGGCATCCAGGTCGATCCTGAGGAGCCAACGTCAGGCAGAAGGTTCGTCACAATATTGAAGAACAGGCACACAGGAGAAGTCGGCCCAGCTGGCGTACTTAAGTACGACCGAAAGGCTGGTCGTCTCCATGAGTTGTCTGAGTTCAGCATCAACGAGGAAGAGGAAGCATACTGATGAGCACTTTGAAAGCATGTGAGGTCGCTCACATTACGTTTCAGATTAACACCAAAGATAAAACCTTTTCCCTGGTCCCAGGTGAAGCAGTGCATTCCAAGGACCGTAAACCATTATTCTCGGGCGTCATTACACCTGAGATGCCAGGTCAGTTAGAGCAGCTGGCCCTGAGACTAAGATTACTATTAGCTTACGAAGGAGAGCAAAGCCAATGATTACCTTTTGGACAGTCCTGACCCTAATGTATGGAATACAGGACAACATATACACACAACATATTATCGTAGAGTCCCTCGAGGATTGTCGAGAGATTATCGACGCTGGATTACATGCGACGATGCAAGAGAAATATGGCATTGTCCTTGCGACGTGCAAAGAGACATCAGACTACAGTCATTTCCCTAAACCACAACCAAGGCCCACAGTAAGTGAATAGATGGGTCTTTGACCTGGAGAGCGACGGATTATTAGATACGATTAGCAAGATACACTGTATCGTATTACGGAATGTCGAGACCGACGAAGTACAAAAGTACGGCCCCGACGAAGAAGAAATCAAAGCAGCAATGTTTACACTAATGAATGCCGAGGAAGTTATTGGTCACAACATTATTTGCTATGACATCCCAGCGCTCCAGAAGGTATATCCTGGCTTCGAGATATTAGGTCAAGTCACGGATACACTCGTACTCTCACAGTTAATCTTTACGCAGCTGTCAGACAAAGATGGCATCAAAGCAAACAGAGACCCTGAGAGCTTCCCTCGTCGGCTAATAGGCTCCCATAGCCTCAAAGCTTGGGGCCTACGTCTCAAGAACCTCAAAGGCGATTACGACGGCGGCTGGGAGAACTTCAGCCAGGAGATGCTAGACTACTGCGTGCAAGACACATCCGTCACAAAGGATCTCTATGAGCTTGCCATGAGCAAAGGCTTTAGTCAGCAATCGATTGACTTGGAGCATCTCATGGCGTCGATTTGTGACCGCATTGGTAACAACGGTTGGACCTTCGACAAATACAAAGCCCAGGTTCTCTATGGCAAACTCGCGCAGCTGAGGTCAGACATCGAGCAAGGCTTGGATGAACTGTTTGAGCCTTGGGAAACCATTGAGACGTTTATACCTAAGCGCAACAACAAGACCCTCGGTTATATCGAAGGTGAGCCGTTTGAAAAGCGCAAGACCATCCACTTTAACCCAGGTAGCAGACGTCACATAGAGTTCTGCCTGACCAAGAAATACGGGTGGAAACCTAAGAAGTTTACGAGCACTGGTCACGCCCAAATCGACGAGACTGTGCTAGGAAATCTACAGTACGTCGAAGCGCAAAAGCTTGCTGACTTCTTCTTGCTTCAGAAGCGCATCGGACAGCTTGCAGAAGGCCCACAGGCGTGGCTAAAGCGTCTGGATGATGATGGACGTATAAGACACAGAATAGTGGCCTGTGGGACCGTCTCAGGACGTGCAGCGCATAGGTCTCCCAACCTGGCCCAGGTGCCTAAAGTTGGACTAAAGTTTGGCAAAGAATGCCGAGAGTTATTCACGGTTCCTGACGGGTGGTTTCTCGTAGGATCTGACTTGTCTGGCCTCGAGCTTCGGTGCCTAGCGCACTACCTTAAAGACGACGGTGTGTACGCAAAGCAGATCCTCGAGGGAGACATCCACACGTATAACCAAAAGGCAGCTGGTTTAGCTACTCGAGATGA